CAAAATACATATGTCTTTCATACGGATACATTTCTTCAATATCTTGTTTTGTTATTTTTAAATATTCAACCGTTGATAGCATGAAAATTTGTCTGGTTACACCTATTAACGATTCCTCCCCTCTTATTACATTAAAAAAAAATCAAGCCATGTAGCGGAAACTTCTTTCTGATGAGGACACTTAGTACAAGTTTGTTCCCCCAAACTCAAATCATATCCATAAGATTTAACACTTTCAAAATAAGTTTCAATTTTTTTCTTATCTGTCATGCTCAAACCATCATAAATCTTCATTCGGTCTTCAAATTTGATAGCTTTGAAAACTTCTCTTTCTACTTCTTTATTATCTCCATATTCATCTTTAATAGTTCTCTTGTCGATATCTTTATATTCTTTAATAACAGAAGCGTATGTAGCTGTAATAACCTCAGATTGACTAACACCAGACTTTCCTCCTTCTTTTTTACCAAGACTCATGATTTTCTTTTCGTCTTCTCTAGTGGGATTCGATACTTTTATAGTAAAATCGTAACCATCCAATTCAATAATCTCTTCTTTGATTCCCCCTTCAACAAAATCCTTGTATTTAAGATCGTCCACATTAAACTTAACAGAATTTGAAGTTTCACATTTATCACATGTCCAGTTATGTGTATACTGATCTGTTACAGAGTTTTTACTCAGTTCAACCAACAAGATTTCTCTGTCTTTTGTGTACAAATCTTCTGGTCTAAAATTAGGAGTTGTTACACAATTTCTCAAGATCTGATCAAATGCTTCATTAAGCAATACCCTATCTTCTTTCTCTAATGCCTTCAACAGTGCTTTCTGCTCTCTAGTAGTAAAAGGACGCATAAAAATCTCTTTACCACTACCAGGCAACTCGCACCTAATGTCAGGAACATCTTTCTTAGATTCCTTAAACAATGTCAATACATCACTCATAACTTTAACTCCTTGTAAACGTTAAAAAGGTATTTTTACAGATACACCCATGGGGGCGTTAATTTTTCTTTTATGAAAACCAGTTGTTCTTGTAAATATCTGGTTTAAAGCGGCACTTCCTAAATATTCAAAAGCAAAAGCTAATCCTAAACCTAAAGGTTCGTTTACTTTGAAATAATCATAAGAAAATGTAACATCAAATTTTAATATAGTGTTGTCTTGTTGATCCATCTTAACCCCAGATACCTTAGTAGGATACAAACCTTTAAAAGAATATACTTGTACTGGTATGTTTTGAGGGGATAATACAGCTCCGTAAGCTAAATTGGATTTATACTTGTATGGCGTACCCATGGAATGTGTTTTGGTATTATGTACCATTTCCATCCATTGTAACAAAAAATATCTAATTAATAACAATTCATCACTATAAAAGGTAACAGTCCAATCATCATACAACACATCACTAGCTACTTTTATTTTAGGTAAACCCACTTGTATATCGACGCTATTGGTAACTATTGTCTTAGAAGGCATTTCCATGCCAGAAACAAAAGCGTTCAAAATTGGGGTAGCTAAGGTGCCAGCAATCTTACTGCTGATCCCTCCATCCATTCCAAAACCTCTCCAGTCAGGAAAACCAACAGAAAAATAACATCCTCTGGAAAATCCATTTGTTACTTTTCTTAATGATTTTAAATTTAATCCCATGTGAATATTTATATGCCACCTGTTATTCAGGCAACCACCCATTTATTACTAAAATTTCATAAATTATTCTAGCGTCTTCAATAGTTACTTCCATTTCGGTGTCAAATTGAAGTTTTAATTCTCTTGGATTAGCTACGTAATAAGTATTTCCATTAAATAAACCATGTTCTTGCGTACTCTTCCAATTTTCCAAGTCAAAATTAAGCGTATAAACATCTTCACCATCAATAAACTCACAAAGGAATTTACCATCAAAATTGGTGTCACCTATTGATCTAATAATCATCAAAAAAAAATCCGCTACTCAATATATTATATCAAATAGCGGATTTAATTATTACTAAAATTAGAAACTAAGATTTACTCCAGCTACACCAGCAAGACTAACACCTTTAAATCGTCCATCAGCCGCAACAGCAATGTCAATATTATCAAAAATTACATCACCAGCAATATCATTCATCACATAATAATCATAAGAAAAGGTTACAGTAAAAGTTTCCAAAGCAGTTCCTTCTTGATTGAGTTGAATTTCAGTAACACCTGTAGGAAAAATACCATAAAAAGTAGCGGTGGAAGTAACTTCCCCTTGTGCTGAAAGTTGCGAAACAGAAATACCATCAACTTTATAATCATTATGACCTTGGTTAGTCAAAGTTTGAATTCCGTAAGCCTTTTCCATCCATTTCAAAAACACATTTCTAAAACCGTGAGCTTCATCACAAAGAAACATAACAGTCCAAGGTTGAAATTCAGGTTTCATCGCAACTTTCATGGACAAACCTTTATACCATACATCAGCTGTTGTATGTGTCATGGCAGGAATAGTTGTTTCTCTTGCCATCGCTGTAATTGTTTCTTCATCACCTACTTGAGGGATTCTCACTACGAAATATTGTTGTCGTCCAATTGAATGAACTTTTTTACGAAATGTTGAAAGATTGAAAGCCATTTGTGTTACTCCTGTTTTACTGTGTACCTTTATTTATATTTTTTATTAAAAGAAAAAGACCGTTTTATTATTTTTATTTTACCTGGGTAGCTGACTGACTCAAGTGACCACTACTGGAAAAATTGGCCTCTCGATTCCGTGCGGGCTGGCAGCCACCCAATCGGGGCCTGCCCGTCGAGAAACCACAACATATGGGCGCAACTTTACTCAATCAGCCACCCAGGTATAGTTATACTTTTTCATAACTGCTTCATCAATAGTCAATAATTATTTATAAAAAAAGGAGAGCATAAACCCTCCTTTTTAATAATAATTTTCTCTATTTACAATTAACTGGCACTAGTAAGAACAGCTTCATCTATTGTAAGAGATCCACCAACATCAGCAATAGTGATCTTGATGAATTCCGCTACTGTGGTAGGTCTTACGATAATGAATGCTTGGAACTCGTTTCTAGCAACCACAAAATCCGGATTATTTTTTTCATCACATACCACACGATACTCAGTAATGCCCCTTCTCTGTAAAATACCATTAAGGAACGGTCCCACGTTTGCTCTCCATGAAGCACGAGTAAAAGCGTCATTCTGTTTGAACAGGGTAGTTCTAGAGAATGCTTCTACTTCTCTTGCAATGTAGATAAGAAGTTCACGAACATTCAAACGGTCAGTTGCAATTGGTTGTGACTCAAGTGTTTTTTGTCCCCAAATAACAATACCTTCCCCACGGAAAGCGACGATAGGATTGATTCGGGCAGGATAAAGAACTTTTTGTTGATCTGGATTAGGATTGTAAGCAACTTTAAGAACACCAGAAACAACTCCTCTCTCAAGACCAGCAACAGCATTCCAAGGTTCAAAGTTATTAAAGGTGTATGCCAATCTCTCAGCTACATAACCAGTACAAGGAATCCATCGTTCTGCATCATTATAAGCGTCATATACTTTAAAGTAGTTAGCATAAAGTGCTGAATAAGAAGAATCAATATTCATAGTGCTTTCCGCCCACGCTTTAACCAAACCAGTTTGATTATTGGTTTTTTGTCCTGTTTCAGTGTTAATCATTCTGTCAGAAGGAACATTAAGTATAGCAATACAATCTTTTCTTACATTACAAATTTGATCCATTCTTTGTTTAATCGACAAAGGGAAATCCAAGTCAACAAGAGCGATGATCTGTACATCTTCTTTAGAATAGAAATTAAGATTCAATTGTTGGTAAAGTTCATCTTCCAAAACAGCGGCAGTTGCAGAAAGTGCTGTTGCCCCAGAAAGATTAGTTCGTGGGAAAGATTGAGGAGCTACGCTAGTTGCAGCTGCCTTTGAACCACCTACAAACACCACAATGTTTTCAGAAGCTTCGCTAATTACTCTATTGGCAAAAGCAGTTTTTCCATATCGGTCTTTACTTTCAGGATCTACCGAAACTAAGTAGGCAGTTTGAAAAACTCCTGCATAATATTCATAAACAGCAAACTGCGTGTCTAAAGTAGGACCATTTTGGAAAGCTACATACTCATCAAGTCGTTGAGTATCTACTTGATAAGAATTATCTACATTAATAAGTTCAACTGCAATAGGGAGAGGAATACCAGAACCAGATACAGCAAGGTTATAAGTGGTTTGTGCGATAGACTGTACTTCAGAAGGAGTGGTTGCTTCAGCTAAAGATGATTGGAAGTTGCTAACTGCAATATAGTCATCTTTATTAAGAACAGCTACAGCAACTTTATTGTATTCTTCTCCTGGTCCAACAGCCGCAAAAGTAATTGTGTTGGTAAGACCAGTTAAATCTACTTCACTGGCAAAAACAGAATCGTAAGTCAATGGATAAGAAACTACCGCAATAGCAGTTCCCACCAAACTTACATCAGCTCCAGACAATCCTACAGTCAAACCAGCACAATCTACAGTGCTTTCTTCAACACGGACAACTTCTACAGGAGCTTGATCCAAAATTTTTGCAATAGACAAGAAGTAAGGCGCCGAAAAATCATTAGGTTTTCCGAATACCTTTACCAATTCATCTACAGAAGAAATTCTTCTTCGTTCATTAACTGGACCTTTAGTAAATACTCCTAAAGTGCCTAAAGCTGTGTCTCCTGTAGGTTCAATTCTTTGCGAAAACGATCTTTCGATAATTTCGATACTGGGTGCTAAATTACTTGCCATTTCGATTCTCCTTACTTAGTCTTTAATCTTATTTATATTTTCGAAACGACCCGAATTATTTAGCTTACCAGATGCTGTCCTCCTCACCAAAAACACTGTTGTCTTCAGGATTATCAAACAAAAGCGGTTGAAAAATCTCTTGAACTGGCTGGTTTTTATTCTCAGTTTCACTTAATCCTAAAACTTCTTGTCTAATAAATCCTTCCCATTCTCTCCAGAAGTCAGAATTAACAAAATAAATTGCCCAAACTAAAGCCATTACTCTATCATCATGGTATCTTGAACCTTCTGGACACTTAAATACATCAGGCTTAACTTCAATAAAATCGCAAAGTTGCTGAAAAGTACCATTATCAAATATTTGAACACAATTCTCTTCTATTTCTTTTTTCAAATATGATGTTCCTAAACTTTTTGTCTTTTCGCTAGAAGTGACCCCAAACTCTTTCTTTTTATATTCTTTATATAAATGTTCATACTGAAAATCTGTATGCAATCTTCTACAAACTTCGTGCCCATATGTATTATTTTCCACTATTAGGTAAGCGTTGTTGTACAATCTTCCCATTTCAAACACTTCTTTAGTGAAATCAAAAGGATCTATGTCATTTCTATCATAAACAGCTACCTGTTTCATCGCTCTTGGATTGGTTATATCAATAACTTGCATACAACTACTATCATTTTCTGTTCCTTTAGATACATCAACCCCAATTACATACAGATGTTTTGGTTCTGGTTTCCTGTAACATAACCAATGTCCATGATCTGAAAATGGTTCTTTGGAATCCACTACCACTTTCATCTTGTTTAAGGTATTTCCGTCGATTAAAGTCTTAGCTGATCCCAAGAATCTTGCTTCATACTCTTGATTCCATTTCTGCAAACCAATATCTTTGACAGATAGTTCTTTAAATTTCTCAGGGGGAATTAAAATACCTTTTTCGTTGTATCTAGGAACTCTTGTCCAATCCATTTCAAAAGGCGCAAAACCGTTAACACCTTTTTTAGCTCCTTCAAAAATATCATAAAAAATGCCGCTATTACCTTTAGGAGTTGAAATGACACAAATCTTACCACCTTGAGAAATGGTAGGTTGGGCAGATTCGTAGAAATCTTCAGCTATGTGAGGTCTAACGTGAGCAAACTCATCAAGAAGTAGAAAAGAAACTGATTCTCCCCGGATTGAGTCAGGTGTTGTAGCGGCAGTTGTAATAGTGGATCTATTATCAAACTCAACTGATGTTTTATTATATTCAACGATTCCACGCTTCAAATATGGTTCTATTTCTTCATAAGTAACTTTAATATCTCCTAAAAGAGATTGAGCTGTTCTTGCTTTGTTAGCCAATATAAAAATATTAACAGGTTCTTCCGAAAACATTCCAAACCACAACGAATATAAGCCCAAAATTGTTGAATTGTGAGAAAGAATACCATTAGCGTAAAAGCGCTTATCTTCATTATTAATGTCCACATCATACATGGTTTCTTCATAACCAAGATTAATTACGCTTACTACCTTATCATAACCATCTACTGTTTCTACTTCATCCCCTTTTTGTAAATGTTTTACAAAGCATTCCCCATATTTAGTATAAACTATATGATCGTCAGCGCATTTTAAACTCTTTCCACTAGCTAAAAGTAATGACCATACTTCATAAGGAATAGTTTTAGAAACAGAATTTAAGGTTTGAAAACCGCTATCTGTCTCAATCTCCCATTCTGAAAGATCTATAACTTCTTCATATTTGCGGTTGATACTGTCTTCTAGTTTCATCTATAAACTCCAAGCATTTTCTTATTTCCCTCTCTGGGTATTTTCGATATTCGTGTTCAATAACATTATATATTTTCATATCAGGAATAGTATTTAAGATTTGTTTTTCTCTTATCTCATCCCTTAATTTATTTCCTTTATATAAACGATCCGAATGAAAATAATCGCCCAAAAATTCGACGCAACATTTAATATCTTCTATATAAAAATCCAGAAATCTGAAAGATTCTCCTGTATTAACAACAAATTCATTATTAGCGCCCGTATCTTCTATTTTATCTCCTTGTTTTGTAGCAAACCAAATAGATTCGTACTGTTCTTTTATTCTTTGATACAGTTCTACAAATAAAGTTTGTGAGATTTTAGAATAAGATTTTGTATGCATTTTAGCTCTATATATTCGTGTTTTCTCTTCATCGCTTTTAGCATCCAAAGTAGCCATCCACTTATCTTGTCTAGCTTGCCATTTTTCTAAACCTTTTTCTTCTCCCAGTTCCTGAATACATTTTTCCTTAGTGAATGTAGTTTGACGATTCTTGTATAATCTTTCAGCTTCAACCAAATCGCCACCAGTCTTCTTTAACCAAAATTCTATTTTAGTAGAATAACTTGAATCATCTTTATTTTCTACAGTTTCTTGCTGTTTTCTTTTAGCCATTTCTTGAGCATCTTCCCAAGAAAAACCTTTTTTTACATAAAAATGAGGGGAAAACGGAGAAATAGTTCTCCTATCTTCTATTTTATGTACTATATTATTATCTCCAGACATCTTCGCCGATAACTGTTTCTTATAACGTTCAGACTGTGTAGGTGAATTATATTCTTTTCTGTAGTCAGCCACTTTTATACCATGAGTTCTTTGAATATGAGAAGTTAACTCATACGCCCTTAAACCACACAAAATACAACTAACAGTATCATTATTATAAGCTTCCTCACCTATCTTGTCTTTTAGCTTTTGATTGCTTTTAGCAATTCTAAATTTCTCTTTACAATCATCCGAACAAGTAATATTGCTGTGTTGAGTGGTTTCTTTTCCACAAACTTTACATCTCATATATTTTCTCCTATAATAACTATTTATATTATAGGTTCGTCGTCAAGGAATTTCAAACTTTTTTAGTGATTTTTATTACTTTTTACTAATTCAAAGAAATCGCCAATTTTACAAGTCATTATTTCTCCAGTAGTTTTGTTTTTTAATCGGATATTTATATCAGCTAAAACGCACTTACCACTTTGCCTTCCAATTTTTACGGCTATCTTTTGGTTATGCTCAAGAAGATCCAGAATTTCCATCTGGTAATCTCTAAGTTCCAGCGGTATAACTCCTTTAACGGGGTGAACCACCTTACAATGGTTTAGCGCAAAGTATTTAACCGATCTAACGCACTTAGCGTACTCAATAACCATCTCTTGAGTCCATTCATGCTGTGTGAATGGTCTGATTACTTTTCCTTTACTATCGTAACTTACTGGCATGAATCTATTATAGTTTAATGTTAGTTAAATTAATCATCAAAACCATGTTGCATGTCGTGTTTTCCAATAATTTTTTTGTATTTTTCGTATTCTTTCTGTTGTTGTTCTGATTTCTTTTCTTCTGAAACGGCGTTAAAAAAGTCAGCAACATTATTATTTACAGGATTTCCCAGCATTAAGTCTTCTGGCGCAACATGAAAAAAACCAAACTCGTTAGCGGTTCTTTTAGTACCTTTAGTTTTCAAAAGTGGCGTAAGAAAATCTCTTTCCCAACATTCTAGGCAGATGTATTTATTGTCATTTTTCATAGTAGCTTTCCAAACATTATCTTTAACAATAAATTCGTATCTTTGTCTGTAAGTTCCTTTATGTTTTTGGTTTAATGGCAACTGTTTAATTCTTTGTTTAACAGTATCTTTAGCTGTTTCTTGAAAAGCGATAGTAGTTTTGGCACAAACATCACATTTAGAAGTTTCTTCGTTATAAACTTGATCTAAAGTTTCTCCGAAGCTTTCTTTTTTATCTTGATCAAATATTGAATAGCAAATAGCGGCACTTTGTTTTACGTCTTTATCTTTTCCTTCTTTTTGTCTAATGGGAATGCATCTACTAACGAAATCTTTTTGTGATTCTCCTTTGGTTGGTTTAGGCATTTTTTACCTCCTTAGCTTCCACATCTATCATTCCATGCTTAATCATTTTTAGAAGATCAGAGTTAGAACCCACTCCAAGAATTCCTTGCTTGCCTTGACCCAATAGCGGTCCTCCCCCTGATTCAATTTCCATGCGTCTCAGGTCATTTTTCTCTTGAGATTGAGCTATTCTCTTTTCGTCATTGACAATATCCATAACACTTTTAACGGTGGCGTTCAAAGCGTTCGATAATTCTCCCATTGCAGTGACATTTCTACTAATAGGATCATCATGAATTTCCTTTTCAAACACATGTTGTACCGTGGACATTTTTTCAGCACTATTATTAAGCATGGCAAGACACCAATCTTTATCACTGAAATCTCTAACTAGCTTCAAATCTTTCTTAAATTCCGCAACCATTTCTCTTCGTTCATTGAACTTATCAATTTCTTGTTGAGAAAGGTCATTAATGTCGTCTT